AAACCCCGTCAATTCGATTTTCTTCATTGCCGCAATTTTCGCCTTAATTGCCTTTAACAATTCGTCCATACCGTACCCCTTAAAAATTATTTATTAATCCGCATTTTTTCAAAGCAGAATAATCTCAAAAGTTAAAAATTAATCAGACCACCCCAAAATCCATGAGAAAGCTGATCTCTCAAATCACTCTTATCATTTCTCACTTCTAACTCCTCACTTCTCACTTTTGTTAGTGCGAATGGATTAGCCGGAACATTACAAATCGAAAATTCCAAAAGTTCCTGTTTACGAAAAATCAAAAACGTACCGTCCTTACTATCTTCTTTAGACGGAATTTCAATCTCTAAAACACGAAACCCGACAGAGCCAGCCCTGATAACACCAGCCTTAACACGCTCCCCAATCGACCACCCAAACGGATCGAACTCTTTAGAATTGAAATAAACAAACCCATGCAAGCCGTCATCATCAATCGTCAAGTTATCCATTTTGCCGATAGCCGGAATATCGTACCGATGCGCCCACTCAATAACAGGATTTTGCATATACCTCTTAAAATCCCACCCCTGCGGATCAACACGCTCGCCGAAGCGGTCAAGGTCAAATGTTGATAAAGTCCATGCAAAGCCGTCATTCACATTATCAGCCGTTAGGTGTAATGGTACAGACGCAATCAATTCAATATCATGCGTAACTTTATGAACACCCGACACATCATTTTTAACGCCCAAGTATTCAAGCAACGATAAAGTATTATCTACTTGATAATTTCCGCTTTTATTCCGAATAATCATTTTTTCAAACCTCCATATATTTGTATCTTGCTCTCCGCTCTCTCACCACTTCTCACTTTTCACTTCTCACTTGCACATAAAGCTATCATCAATTCTTACTTTCCCCGCCGCTAAAGCCGCCCAAAATAGCTGTATCGTATTTTCAACATTAAACAAATCAAACAAATTGTATTTATGCGTTTGTACAGTGTTTTTTGAAATATGAAGCAAATTTGCGATTTCTACTTCTTTCCTCCCATTGCATAACAAATTTAAAACTTCAATTTCTCTTTTTCTTACTTTGTATATTTCTACAGGAACAACCGATATTTCATTCAATATTTTAACAATGTTAGGCGAAATATAGTATTTTCCGCTTCTAATAACAATTAAACCTTTGTTAAATTCTTCTATCCCCTCAACCAAACTCAAATAAGAATTAACGCCGTTTAGAATAAAGTTTTTTGCGTTATCTTCGGGATAATCATACATATTGACAACAGCAATATTTAACTTAGGAAACTTCAAAAGCAATTCAAACATCATGTAAGGAGTAGCGTATTTATAAAAACAAGCTTCAATCATTACAAGACAAGGTTTTTTTTCTTCGATAACCATATTCAAACCGTCTTTATCAACATCAGTACAAAAAATATTCTTAAAGCCTATTCCTTCTAAATGCCTTTTATAAAAATCGTGTAATTTAACAGCCCTTGAAAGAATAAGCGTATTTCCTGTCATTGTCCGCCAGCTTTTTTATCAGGCTTGCAATTACAAGTTTCTAAATTTTTCGGTCTATGCCAAACATCGCCCCAGGGCTTCGCCTCCTTCCCTCTTTCTCGCAATACGTCATTTATCGTTTTTATCCCTGCGTTTATTTCAGCTATATCTCTTTTACTCTGTGCATCCTCGCTTTCCTGCAATTCGGGAATATCCCACAAGTCAAATACACCACTCTCTTTAATTCCAAAACGCACAAAAAATTGACTTTCTAAAATCTGTTCAAATTGCCGCAGGATTGGAATAATCGTGTACTTCCAAAAAGCAGCGTGTTGCTCTTGCGTATCTTTTCCAGAAAGTGAAGTAGTTTTATCATTGATATTCGCAACTCTAGGCGGTATACCGTAACGTGAAAGAATAGTGTATAAATTCCACCGCTTTAATTCAAAAAGTTTTATTACTTCGGGAGTAAAAGATAACGGCTCAAAATTCGTACCCTTCCCAAGCACCGCAATTTTTCTGCCAGCCTTTACTTGACCGTATTTACTTTCCCACCGCCTTTCAAGCTGATCAGCTTCTTCGGGTCGTAATGTCTGTTCAGTTTTTAAAATACCTTGCGGAATAGCGTTATTTTTTAGTAATTGAGAATTTGATTTATTAGCGTAAAAATCCTGTTCTAATTCAACAGCAAGAGAAACAAGAGGATTAACACCACGGACAGGGTTCCACGGGTTCCAGTCTTTGAAGTGTATTATTTCATCAGACAAAATAGGGATAAGCTCGGCGCCGCAATGATAAAACCAACGCTTAGGAGAATTCCTAATTCCAAAATCCAAACCACGCAGCTCCCCCTCATTCCTCATTCTTCTAGGGTCGAGAACATAAATTTCTTTTGGAATTCCCCCGCTATAATCTGCGCCAAACCACCAAAACGCCTCACCCTCAATAAACCACCAAGCGGCAGTTTCCTTCCAAAGGTCGTAACGGCAGATGGAAGCGTTAGGCTTTCTGAACAAATCATAAATAATACCGTTCTCAACATCGTTACCATCACGCTTGATAGTAAAATCAGCCCTCGCAATATTACGGATTAAAATATTAACCGCAATATTCACCCACGCATGAATTAAATAAGTGTCGCCAACAGTATTACTATTATCAAATATACGAAAATCTTCTAATTCGGACAAGTTTTTTAATGTATTATTTTTTTCTAACACTCCTTTATTATCATTCTGTGAGTTACTTTTATTTCGCTGTGTGTTATTAAATATTCTTTCAAAGATATTCATGATAACCTCAGCTCCGTGCGGCTGAATAGCCGCACAGTAAATCGAACATGAAACGAAGTTTCATGACAGGATCACTCCCTGCTGAATATCAGAAAATATCGCATAACGCAAAGCGTCCATGTAATGATCATTAACCTTTACAATTTCAGACACTTCATTCCTGCAATAATCCCATATTTCAGATAACACACCGTTGCACCTATCGCAAACAAAAAATTGACCACGCTCCATTTTTGCGTTGATATAATCAATACCGCTTTCAACAGAATTATTAGCTTTTGTACCTCCAGTTATTTCCTGTATTCTCTCCCCGCCCGCAGGATCGCAATAAACAGGACAGCCAAAACCATCGTTTATATCGAGCCAGCCTCTTGCTTCCAGTTCAGTATTAAAACTTTTAGTAGTCATGTTGAAAGCACCGTAATCACAAATCACATAAACAACTTCCCCTACCCAACCAACTTTTACAAATGTGATATTCAAGCCAAAATCCTGCCCAGCAGCAACACGATCAAATTCTTTCGGCAAATCTTCAAACCTGATAATCATGCTTTCTTCAAAGCGGTCATAAATAACGCCGTCAGCCTTGACCCACAAACCATCCCTAAATCTTGCCCTCTGTCTTTCAGGTAAAGCGTCTAAAATATCGGAAATATAATCCTCTGGTAAATTCTCCTGATTATCCAAAGGATTAAGCAACATAGATTGATACAGTTCCGGTTTTTCTAACGCTTCGCCAGTTTGAAAAGTTTTTTTCAAAACAAATATTTTATACGCCCAATGTAATGGGCTTCCCGGATTGCAGTCATAAAAGAATTTGTTTACACAGCCTTTAACACGCATAGCCAATCGAGAGTAAGCCGTAGTAACAGCGATATATGATAATTGGCTAATCTCATTAAAATAAATCGTATTGTATTCATGTCCGAGAATTTTATCCGCCTGCTCTCTATCACCCAAACCGCCAATCCAAATTTCCGAGCCGTTAGCAAGAGTAACCACGCTTTCATGCGTCAAAAATTTATATCCGTCAGTTCCGACAGTATTATTAAGCCACGGAAATAATGTCTCTCTCAAAACAGATGATTTAGCGTCCTTCGCCCGATAACGGCAAATCAAATGACGGCTGCCAGCGTACATCAAAGCCCGAAAAATAATAGCCATAACAATTACAGTAGTTTTCCCCGAACGAGAACCGCCAAAAAGCAGAATGTGTTTAGCACTACTTTTAAGCAAGGCAAGAGCTTTACGCTGAATTGCCGTAGGCTTGAAAACCACCGATGTACCCATACTTTACAGACCTTTAAAATCCGAAACAAAATTAAATTCACCCTGAAACGAAGTTTCACGCTTGCTATCCGTCTTTTCGTTAGGTGAAATTAAATTAGCCGCTTCTCTTTCCGCTTTAATCGCCGTCTGTACCCATTCAGCAACCGTTCCCTGTGTCAAATCAGCAGGGTTCATTGTTTCTAATTTTTTCAAAACAACATCAAGCATTTTTCCAGTAACCGCTCTATGCTTTTCTCCCTGCGCCTCAATAGTTTTCCGATTTTCGGTTTGCTTCAAACCCTCGATGTA